GTCGCCATCTGCAAAGCGCGGGTGATGCTGTCCATGCTGACGCCCATGTCATCACCGACCTGGACGAAGCGCGACAAATCCTCCACGCCCATGCGCGTCGCGCGCGAGGCGTCCAGAATGGACTTGTTGTAATCTATGACCGCCCCAACCGTCTGGTCATATGCCCGCTTGGCAACGGCAAGCGCGGCCGCAGTACCGGCGATTGCAATGCCCGCAGATGCCATGCCAGATTTCACACTGGCTGTTGCTTTGTCCAGCCCGCCCAGTGCGGTCTGTGCCTGCCCGGTGGCCTGCTTCAGGCTGGATGCATCGCCCGTGATATTGACTTTTACAGTGGCCAAATCAGCCTCCGTGGAGCATTTTCTCTATCTTCACAACCAGCGAGAACTCGTCGGGGTGCGTGTCGGCCCACTCTGCGTCAACGGCGGTCTTGGTCAGCCATTCCCGATAAGCCGAGTACACGTTCAGCGCCACGTTCATGCGGGCGAACAGCCCCGCCGGCTGGTCCATCATTCCGCCAGCAACGGGCAGGCAGTTCCACGCCTTGCAGTTCAGCGCCATCAGCAGCTCCGGCGGCTTGTCGCACTCGCCCTTGGCGGCCAACGCGGCCGCCGTCAGGAGTTTGGGTCGGTTGTCTTGACCTCGCCTATCAGCTTGGCCACGGCCTGCCCAATAGCAAAGACGATCCGCACGGAACAACCGTCTAGGTCTGCTTCGGACTTCGGGCATCTAGGATCCACGGACTTGATGAACCCGGCCCACAGGGCCCCGGCCACAACGGACCGCATGAACGCCGCATCAGTCAGGTTCTCGGTAGGCAGCAGCTCCCGCACCTTTTTCTCGTACTTGTCAAGTTCGCCTATCGTCAAGTCATCCGGCAGGGTGAACTCGAACCTCTTGGCCATATCAACCCATTTCTGTGTAAATAGGTTTACACAAACCAACTTGTGTATACCTTTCTACACACTAGTCGGCGTTCGTCTCCACGATGGCAGCCGTCGGCTGGATGGTGATGCTAACCGGCGCAACGCCGTCATGGGACACGCCCACCGTCAGACCCGTCACGATCCCGGCTATAGCCAGATTCGGGTTCGCCCCCGTTCCTTGTGGCCGGATGTGCAGCGCGGATGTGGTGGACCCGGTGAACGCAGTCCCAACAGCGAACTTCGTCCGCATTGCGGCGGCCGTGCTGTCATCCCAGGCGTCGATCCGCACAGACGTGTCCTTGTGCCCAGCCAGGTAGGACTTGTTTGTATCGCCGGCGCCGGTGGACTCATAGGTGTCGGCCGTCTGAGAAATCTCTACCGACTTGATTAGGTTGGCAGTAACTGCGGTCGTGCCAATCACAACGACAAGCGCATTGCCAGCATACTTGCTCATGTAGCCTCCTTAGCCTGAACTCGTAACGGTGCTTTCGGTCACGCCGCCCGAGGTTTGAAACGTGATGCTGAAGGGCGTTACCCCGTCGTGCGCCACGCCTATAGTCTGCCCGGTCACAACGCCAGAGAACGCCAGTGTTGGCGCATCCGTGACGAAACCTTGCGGGAAGATAACCACGGTGTCGCTTGCGGCAACGGCAGTCCATAGATCCCGCAATGTAGCGGCGGCACTGTCGTCCCACATGTCAATTCTGACATTGGCGTCCTGATGGCCGGCGATGTACGACTTGTCGCAATCCCCAGCCCCCGTGCTTTCGTAAGTGTCGGCGGTGAACGTAATCTCCACCGACTTGACCAGATTGGCAGTCAGTACCGTGGCGTCCGATGCGACCGCCGTAGTGCCGATGCCAACCTCCAGTGAGTTGCCCTGATATTTCGCCATTGCTAACCTCCTACTTTAGTAATTAGTTTAGAAGTTCGGTCCACGTTGAAGTTGCCTCAACGCCGAAGAAGCTGTTGCCAGATCCCAGTGGGTACTCGTAGACGCCCGCCGCCACGTTCAGCCCGCTCATGCTCATGCCAGCGGACAGTGCCCCAGCCCCTGAGGTAAGGAGCATGTCCACATACGCCCCGCAGTACAGCACGAGGTCGGGTAGCACCACCATGAGCCCCCTGTCCTGCCCTACGGCCTCGTGAAGGTACAGATCCGTGACGTTCCACGTCATTATGGCGCCCGGGCTTGCGGTGCCCACGGAGATGCGCTCAAGGGACGATCCCTCGCTGCCCCAACTCTCCGTGGGCATCAGGATGCGGGTGGGCAGACTGGCGGTAGTGATGGTGGGCGGTAGTTTGTTCAGGTCCCGCCCCTCGATGGTAACTGACACGCTCCGCGTGTTCGTGTAGGTCACGCTCAGCGCGGCCAGGTTGGTGAACAGCGTGCGGATTGTGCTGGCCATCAGATGCTCCCTATCTTCGTGCGGCGATAGCGGAAGCAGATCTCTGCTACGTCAGCCGGCAGCTTGCTCGGGAGGATCACCGAACCGTCAGCCGTGATGACTGGCCGGTCCAGGTCCGCCCCGGCGTCCTTCTGCCGATACAACCACGTCGCCAGCCTGGTAGTGGCGTGCTTGATGTCGGTTGGCGGCGTTTCGGAGTACGCCCACTTGCCCTCGATGGCGATGTCGTCATCCGGCTCGGTGGTGTATGTCCAGTACAGGCTGCTGTCGGCCCTCAGCTTGATGGCGTGGATGGGCGCGTCGTCACGCGGGTCGGTCAGCCACACGCCGTCTGCGCTGTCGTATTCCGTGCCGTCTCCCGTGTCGATGGTGCGCAGCACGGCAAGGTCACGGTCCAGCATCAGCCACCCGTTCTCGTCCACGTCCTCGTACATCGAGAAGTGGCGGGTGCTGTAGTCGTCATCGCAGGTTCCCGCTGATACCTCGAACACCCTGCGACACTCCGTCTCGATGATGGCCTGCGCCGCCGTGATGTAGTCGGCTATCAGCGTATCGTCCGTGTTGTCGCACGCCGGGATGCCAAGAGAATCCTTGACGTCGCTTGTCGCAGCGTAAGCCATAGTTCCTCCTTAGACCAGCACGATGTCGCTGGACTCTGCCGCGCCGACGATTCCGCCGTATCCCAGGGCAACGACGTGCGTCTCCAGGGCGGTGGCGTCGGACGAGTAGATATTGATTGCCACCCTGGCATACGCGCGGCAGTCAACGTCCAGCATGTATGGCCCATAGACTGATGCCGCCGCAGAGTCAAGAACAGTAACGATCCCATGCGTCGCCCCAGAGATGGCGTCGTAATCCCCGAAGTCGGGGCTGTCGCAGTTGGATCCGTAGACCTGCCACTGCATCGTGGAGTCGGATGTATCGGCCTGCTTGATGCCGTGGACGATAAACAGCATCCGCGGGTTCTCCGGCCCGATAGCGAACTCTACGAACGTCCCGTCTGACGAGTCATCGGATGTGGGCGTACCATCATAGACGGCCTTTGCGTGTACTGCGTGTACGAGGTTATGCATTGTTCCTCCTGTGCTTCTGGGGGAGGGCTGTGTTACAGGCCCTCCCCCTTGGCTATTCAGTTAGTTACGTCGCGTCCTTATTGCAGAGGTGCTTGACGTGCGCCGGGATAGCGATCCCGCCCGTCTGCCGGAAGGAGGCGATGAGGCCCACCTGTCCATTGGCTGCATACAGTTCATTCAGCCTCCGGATTGCAAGCCCCTTGCGCTCATAGATCATGTACGCCTTGGGGTCGAAGAAGGCCAGAACAACCGTGTCGGACTCGCCGCTGTTGTAAGCCGACATGCCCGAGCTGTTGAACATTGGCCGCCCGAAGATTCCGCCCATGCCCGTTCCGGTCCCCTGAAGGGACGGGGGGCCAAAGGCGTATGGCGTCGAGACAAGCAGTTGGCGAATGTACGATTCAGTCGTCCCATTCGTCAGCCACACGGCCCGGTCGCGAAGGCCATCGTTCAGGGAGTAGGCCAGGGCGAAGATTTCCGCCACCGTGATGACGTCGGACGTCGCCAGAGTCGTGTTGGCAACCAGCGTGGTCGTGGAGGTCCAGCATGCAACGCCCGTATGCTGGCCCGAGCCGCTACCAACCGCGCACATGTACGATTCGGTCTGTGCCGCCCAGTCAGCGATGGTGTTGGACAGGAACTCATCAAGATTGGCCGCCTGGTCTTCAACCAGTTCCTCGGACAACTTGATTAGCCTGGTCCACTTGTAAGCGGTCAGGCTCAGCGGATCAAGCTGCGGTTCCTCTTCGTAGTAGTCGCAGGACTCCGCAGTCACCTCCCACTTCGTGAGGGAAGTTCCTTCCCGTGGAACCTGCATCACGTCACGGCTGCCATTGAGGATCTGCACGCCCGCTCGGCGCGGCCAGGCGAGTTCATTGACCTTGGCCTGGATGGTGGCGTGAAAGTCAGCGGGGACAAGGAACCCGCCGTAGCTGTCCGTGCCCTCGACCATCGCGGCCTTGGCGGCAACGGAGTCGCCGGTGCGGATGTAGTGCAGGAACGACGCCATCTCGTCGTCCTTCAGCCCCAGCTTGGTAACTTTCTTGGTGGCGAACCCGCCCTTCCAGGCAGGCTCCTGCGTATTCTTGTATTCCTCGATGCCAGCCTCAACGGCCGCCTTGATCTCGGCGTCCTTGGCTGCCTTGACCGCAGCGCGTTCGTCGGCGCGCTTCTCGGCCACTTCTGCGGCCTTCGCGGCCAGCAGTTCCAGTTCTCTCTCTTCCATTGTTCCTCCTAGCCGGCGGCCTTGGCGGCGGCGGTAGATGCCGCACTGATGACCGCACGGGCTATCTCGATTTCCTCGGATATGATTTGTTCAGGTGTGAGCTCGTCCGCCACTTCGTCCGTCTTTGGCTCGTCGCCTTCTGGCTCGTCGCCCTCTACGAACGACTCGGGCATCTCCAACCCAGCATCCGTGAACACACTCTTCATCGGCAGGGCCACGGCGTCCCAGTTAGAGGGCGCCCGCCCGTGCCCCACGTCGATCAGGGAGATTTCCCCAATCGGCCATACCCTGATCTCGCCCTTGTCATTGCCCCTGAACAGGTGGGCAATGGCCCCGCTCGATGCATAGGTCAGCCCGCGCCGCGCGGCATTCCAGATCCGCTTCGCCAACTTCTTGGTCTGATCCAGAACAACTCTGAACCAGTGGCCCTGCTCGTCTGTCCTGGCGTACTCCGACACGCCGATGACCTCGGGGTTCTTTACCCGCTCACCATTGGGCGCCATGCCGTGGTAGTACAATGCCGGCCGCTTATCACCGGGCTGCATCATGATGTCGGTCTTCTCGGTGAACCACTGACCGTCGAAGTCCTTGCGGTCCTGGGATCCAAACGGCACGCCCAGCACCTCCAGCGCCCACTCGCCGTCAACCTCAACCGCCTTGATGGCAGTCGAGTTCGGCCCGTATCGCATCAGTATGTTTGCCATGCCACCTCCTACTTCGGGAACAGCGACTCTATCTTGTGGTCGATTTCCCACGACAGGTTCATCGCCTCGGCGTTCACTTCGTCCACGATCCTCGGCCAGCCGCGCTTCTTGTGGAACCATGCTTGGCGCTGGCCAATCACGAATTCGGAATAGGTTGCGGTGTTCTCCACACTGGCCACCAACCCGGAGCTGGTTACGCTCCACTGGCCGCGCATGTTCTGGCTGGTCTTCTTGCCCTTCTTGCCGCTGGCATAGACTGGCCCCCAGCCGCGGTCATACCTTGGCGACGTTGCTTGCGGGTAAACACCCGCCCGGCCCTTGATGGCGTTGGCAGACGTCTTGAGCAGCACCTTCAGCCAGTCGGCTGCCCCGATCTTGCCAAGGGCATTGACGATAGGCTCGAGCCCCGCAATGGTGACGGTGATGTTAGTCATGCGCCCACTCCAGATCCAGCCAACAGGCGCAATTTGGGTGGCTGTCATCTGGCGGCCCAAGGTCCCAGCCGTCGCCACGATACGTTCCCTCTAGCGGGTGGCATATCTCATCGCACCCGCCGTCTTGAGTTCTCCACACTTCCCTGACGCTAAGCCCTGCCGCCTCTGCCTCTTCGACGGCCGCTCGGGTTCCTGCGGTAATGGATGCCGTGACCTCTGTCACCGCTATCGTGCTTGCCCGCTGGGCTCCAAAGGCCGGGCTTAGCAATTCCTCCAGCTCCGCCCTTGTCATGCCCGGCGTCTCCAGGTACTGCGTGATCGCATCCCCCACTATCTGCCGGGTGTTGTCTGTCAGGTACCTGCTCAGCTCGTAGGCATGTTGCTGCGCCCATTCCCGCACCGCCTCCTTGTAAACCTCGCCGCCCAGCGATACGTTGATCGTCCCGACCAGCGTTGTCGCAGCCATTAGCGCATTAGTCTCCAGCGCCTCTTGGATGAACGGCATCGTGTCAGCGCCCATCACTGAGTAGAATTGCTCAGGCAACTGAGTAGGCGGCCAACTCATGGCTGCAAGCACCGCCTTCTCCTGCTGGCTCAGTGCCCTGCCCAACTTGCGGGCCAACTCAGCCTCGAGCTTCTTGCGCTCCTCGGCCCACGGATCCTTGGGCACTAGGGGTAGCCTCTCCAGGTGATGACCTTATCGAACACCGCCCGCACATCGTCGGCAGTCAATGCGTCGTCAAGCTGGCCCAGGATGGCCTCGCCCAACTCGGGCTTGATGAACTCGGACTCAAACTTGACAGCGGCAGACTTGCCAGCCTTGCGCCTGGCTACCGCCTTCTTGCACCAGCGCCTAAGATCCGTGGCCATCTCGTCCAATTGCGCCTTCTGCGGCAACTCCGGCACCTCGGCCTGCCCCGTCTCAAGATCCGGGTTCTCCTGCCTCGGCAGAGAATCGCCGCCCACAAACGGCCGCAGCCCTTCTGGGACTGGCGCCTTCTCCGGCACGTCCTCCTCAGAGAAGCCCAGCTCAAGCGCAGCCACCGTAGGCGTGATGATGCCCTTCTCAACCAGCAACCCCATGCGCTGCGCCTCGCTTACGGCATCCGGTTGCATGATGGGCAGCTCATCCGCCTGCCACTCGAACATCAGCGACTCGTCAAAGTCGGCCACTAGCTCAGCGTTGATGACGCTGGCCAGATATTCTGCCTGGGGCAGCACATGCTCGGTATACAGCGACTTGCGCTCGTTGTCGGCCGTAGCGTAGTTTGCCGAGGGATCTGCCCCAATCATGCTCATGGGCACACCGAACACGGCACAGATGCTGCGCCTGGCCTCTAGCCTAACGGTGTCCAAAGCCAGATCCGTCAGCGGGAAGCTGATGACGGTGGCCTTGACGCCCTTCTCCATGATGGCGGACTTGTGCGCATTGTCCACGCCCTTGAACTTCTTGAACCACCGCTGCAGTCGGCTGTAGTCCTCGTCTCCTAGTTCCTGCTCAGTGGAGTAGATGACATCGGGCACTGCCCTGTTCTTGAAGAAGCTGGTCAGGTAGCGGTCGGCGTAACTCTCAATCTCAATAGCCGCCCGCGCCACATCAGCAGGCGACAGCCCGCCAAGGTCGTTGTCTGGGTCGAAGTCCCTGAAGAACACAACCTCGCCCCGCTTGAACGGCGTGCGCATGCCGTCTAGTTGCTGGATGAAGCCGGCAATGCCATCTCTGCCTGCCTCTACCTCCATCGTGCCTGCGTTCAGCCGCTTCAGCCTGATGGG